TCATGGTTTAATATGGGCATATACTTGAATTTCATCCATACAAGTTTCGAGTTTATAAAAGTCAGTTAAATTATAGATGTTCAAAATTTCATCATCTATGCTTCCTGTTAGCTCACGATTTTTTCTTCTTCGTAGCCTTCTGCTGAGATTCTCTCGATCGGATTGTGCAACTGATTCAGGCACGTACTCAACTGTTTTTAGGACCTGCCAAGATACAGGCAATGTGAATTTGAAAATTTTCGCTAGATTTGGACAAAATTCATTATTGGCCATCTCCTCGTAACGCACTTTTGGAGGAAGTACCACATTTATTCCTCTGCTACCTAAGGCATTAGCAGGTAATTTTGTTGAGCGGTAGGCTATACCAACAACATTCTCATTGCTGTTCCGACTGATCCATTGCATCAAAAGATTGGGGATAATATATTCTTGTACAAAGGAAGCATTGTCATATTTTTTTAAATAATTGCATGCAATTATCAAAGGCCAAAGTGCTAAATATGAGAGTTTGGTATTGAAATCATATTTGTTCTTTCTTTTTGACTCTAATATAGATCTCTGTTTATATAAAAAATCAGGTCCTATATTTAGTACCTTTGAGTCATTATTTTTATCGATCTTGTAGGCAGATATATATAGCTTATCAAAATCTGGCTTATCCATTTCTCTCCAGCATATATAAAGAGATGTTCCTAAATATAAACAGGGTAGACCAGCAACTGAAAATCTCTGTGCTCTAACAAAGTGACGCTGACTGAACGGAATATGAAACATATCTCTTCTTGATGTAAGTGGCGTATCAGATTTTCTAACGCGGAATAATGGTTTATCTTCATTACATAAGTCAGAAAGAGGTATGCATATATTTTCAATATGACGAGATATAGTTCGTGGCTCTAGCATACTTTCAAATGAGTCATATGCCGACTTAATATCCCCTGATAAAAAACACTCTAAACACGAGACGATTTCTTTCTGCATGATATCTACAGCTCTAAGTCTATTGCGCAAGCGTAAACTTAACCTGTTATCATTTTCCTGGATGTAATCTACTAAACAACCCCGGAATTTACTGCATTTTAGAGCGAAGTCATCTATCAAAGTAAGGTTTTTTTCAATCTCAATTGGTGGTCGAATACTTGATTTTTTTCTAATAGTGTCAAAAAGATTATTAAGTTCTTCATCGAGTTCTTGTTGAATATGCATTTTTATTTATCACTTTAAGTTAAATAAGGGGTTTTTAGTAACAGCATCTTCAAGATGTTCTGGTGCGAAATGGGCATAGACCATTGTCATTTTTATATCTGAGTGCCCTAAAATATCTCTCAATACAAGAATATTTCCGCCATTCATCATAAAGTGACTAGCGAATGTATGGCGCAATACATGCGTGCACTGGCCCTCTGGCAAGTCAATACCTGCTCTTTTTACTGCACGCTCAAAAGATTTTCTGCATGGCGTGAATAACTTCCCTCTGTTTTTGGGGAGTTCGTGATACAGATCTTGAGATATTGGTACTGTTCTGTTTTTCTTGCCCTTTGTCTTTGTATAAGTAATTCGGTATTTCGATATTTGGTGGCCCTGAAGGTTTTCGGCTTCACTCCACCGTGCGCCGGTAGCTAAGCATATTTTTGCAATCATTAGTAGGCTCGGGCTTTGAGATTCAGCACATGCAGCCAACAGGCGCTTGATTTCGTCCACGGAAAGAAAAGCCAGCTCACCTTCGGTAATTTTGAAGGTCGGAAGTCCTGCCAGCGGGTTTGGTGCTGACCAGTGTCCTAGTTTTTTTAATGTACCGAACACCGATGATAGATTGCGCTGTTCAAGGTTTACCGTGCGGGGCTTAACGGGCGACATAAGCGTGCCATCTTCATTTCGTACTTCACCTTTTAACCGTGCTTCGCGGTATTTCGTAAAGTCACCGGCTGTTAGTTCTGAGGCGATGGGATCGCCTAGACCATTACAGATAATTCTAAGTTTCGCCATGAGGCGCTTGGGGTCTGCGAGTGTTTGACCATACAGGGAATACCACTGCTCAATTAATTCTGATAGGTGTCGCCGATCTTCCTTTTCCCCCAGCCATGGTTTTTTGTTCACTTCTTCCATTGTGAAGCTTTCAAAAGCAATGGCTTCGCCTTTCGTAGCAAATTGCTTACGCACGCGCTTGCCATTGCGTCCATTGGGATAGCACTCGCACAACCATTTACCGTTTGGCTGTTTTCTGACAGTCATGTTTAGATACTCTTTATTACTTTGACTGCACGCCCAATAACTTCCACATCATCAGTAGAGCACTCGAAAGACGCTTCATCTTGATTTACTACAATCTTATTGCCGGGAATCCGCATGATTTTTGCAACAATAATCATTCCATCAATATTGATAAGCCAGAATCCATTGCTGACCTGTTTAATTGATTTATCGATGAGATAACAATCAGTAGGGGTTTCTAAGAACATCGATTCTTCATAATCTGCAGGTAATATGCTGTGGTCTAGGAAAATCTCTTCATCAATACTGAGTTGTCCATTCTCCAGGGTTCCTTTAGGAATAGCTGGAGTTATGAGTTTGGATAACGGTTTAATTGCTTGTTTGTTCTCATTATGAGAACTTTTCTCAGGCTCAGCTCCTCCTTTCATGCTTCCCTGTCCTGTAGCTAACCAAAGCAACGAAACACCGGTTTCTAGTGCGCACTGAATTATCCAGTCAGCAGGAAAGCTGTCACGTAACACTCTGTTTGCCATAGTGCTTTTTGAGACATTCAGGTGCTCGCTTAATGCCTGCTTAGTTGTGAATCCATAAGCCTCAAGCAGCCTTTCAATAGCTGCCTTACCTCCCGTATCGGAACCCATTCTGATGTTTAACATTGGTAATCTCCATTTGACAATCTTGAATCAAGATCGTAATGTCTTCATGTCTCTTGATGTGAGAGTTTAAGAGACGGGCTAAAACGAACTAACACGCACACAAAGTAAGAGATACTGCACTATGAGTACTGATATTTCAATTCGTGTACCAAAAGAGATGGCTACGCCTGCAGAGTTCGCAGAGTGGGAGGGTATTTCCCGCGGCTCTGTTTACCAAAAAATTCACCATGGTCAACTTGCTAAGTACATGGTCAAGAAAGAAAAAAACAAAGGTCGCGTAAGCCTGCGTTATCTGATGTACAAAACCGATCAGGTCCGTGAATCCCTCGGTCATTCCAACTTCCGAGTCATTGTTGGTAAGTAAGTTCAATTATGGGAACTTTCTAAGGGGGGCACCATGTTTGATTACAAGATTTCCAAACATCCGCATTTCGATGAAGCCTGTAGGGCTTTTGCACTGCGCCACAACCTGGTGCAACTGGCAGAACGTGCAGGCATGAATGTGCAGATTCTGCGGAACAAGCTGAACCCAGCTCAACCTCATTTATTAACTGCACCAGAAATCTGGTTGCTTACCGATCTGACTGAAGATTCAACGCTGGTAGATGGTTTTCTGGCTCAGATTCACTGCCTGCCATGTGTACCGATTAATGAGGTGGCAAAAGAGAAACTGCCACATTACGTCATGAGTGCAACCGCAGAGATCGGGCGTGTTGCTGCAGGTGCGGTATCCGGTTTACGTGCTGTTGCTGTGATGTTTATGAATCCTCTGGCGGTACTGCGCGGTGGACTGGCCGCCGCAGGCACGGTGCTGCGAGTACTGGCATCTGGTCCACTGGCGATGCTGCGCGTTGCCCTGTATGCCATATCTGGTCTGTTAGGTGCTCTGCTCAGTCCGATAGGTCTTGTGGTTACTGCACTGGCGGGCGTGGCGCTGGTTGTCTGGAAATACTGGCAACCCATCACCGCATTTCTCGGTGGCGTGGTGGAAGGATTCAAAGCGGCGGCAGGTCCCATCAGTGCAGCGTTCGAACCGCTTAAGCCCGTGTTCCAGTGGATTGGCGACAAAGTGCAGGCGCTGTGGGGCTGGTTTACTGATCTGCTGACGCCCGTTAAGTCGACCTCTGCCGAACTGCAGAGCGCAGCGGCAATGGGGCGGCGATTCGGGGAGGCACTGGCGGAAGGGCTGAATATGGTCATGCATCCGCTGGACTCCCTGAAATCCGGCGTTTCCTGGTTGCTGGAGAAGCTCGGCATTGTCAGTAAAGAGGCCGCAAAGGCAAAACTGCCGGAAAGCGTGACGCGTCAGCAACCTGCGACGGTGAATGCAGACGGTAAAGTGATGATGCCATCGGGTGGTTTTCCATCATGGGGATATGGCTTTGCGGGGATGTATGACAGCGGCGGGTATATCCCGCGCGGGCAGTTTGGCATCGTCGGTGAAAACGGGCCGGAAATTGTTAACGGCCCGGCAAATGTGACCAGCCGGAGAAATACAGCTGCACTGGCTGCCGTTGTTGCCGGAATGATGGGCGTTGCTGCCGCGCCAGCAGAGCTTCCACCGTTGCACCCCTTGGCACTTCCCGCGAAAGGTGGAGAAGCAATTGTGAGTCGCGCAGCCACTGTGCCGCTCGTTCAACGGATTGAGGCACCGACGCAGATCATCATTCAGACGCAGCCAGGACAAAGTGCGCAGGATATTGCGCGGGAGGTGGCACGCCAGCTTGATGAACGTGAACGCAGGCTGAAGGCAAAAGCCAGGAGTAACTACAGCGATCAGGGGGGATACGACGCATGATGATGGTGCTGGGATTGTACGTGTTTATGCTGCGCACCGTTCCGTATCAGGAACTGCAGTATCAACGCAGCTGGCGACATGCGGCAAACAGTCGGGTAAACCGACGTCCGTCCACGCAGTTTCTGGGACCGGAAAACGACATGCTGACGCTTTCCGGTGTTCTTATGCCGGAAATAACAGGCGGCAGGCTGTCGTTGCTGGCACTGGAGCAGATGGCAGAACAGGGGAAAGCATGGCCCCTGATTGAAGGCAGCGGCACGATTTACGGCATGTATGTGATTGAGGGACTGAATCAGACTAAAACGGAGTTTTTCCGCGACGGTATGCCGCGCCGGATTGAGTTCACCCTGTCGCTCAAACGAGTGGATGAATCCCTGTCCGATATGTTCGGTGATCTCAGTGCGCAACTGAATAATCTGCAGGACACGGCAACGTCTGCCTTAAGCGATATCAGTAAAACGGTGGGAGGGCTGCTGTCGTGAATTTCAGCTCTGAACTGCTTAACAAAGGCAACAAAACTCCCGCATTCAGCATCAGTATTGAGGGCAGGGATATCACCACTGTGCTGGATAACCGCCTGATGAGTTTGACGCTGACGGATAACCGGGGCTTTGAAGCGGACCAGCTTGATCTGGAGCTGGATGACGCTGACGGAAAAATCGTGCTGCCGCGCCGTGGTGCGGTTATTACGCTGGCGCTGGGCTGGAAGGGGCAGCCGCTTTTCCCGAAAGGGGCATTCACAGTGGACGAGATTGAACACACTGGCGCACCGGACCGCCTGACTATTCGGGCGCGAAGTGCTGATTTTCGGGAAACGCTGAATACCCGCCGTGAAAAATCGTGGCATAAGACCACCGTCGGGGAAGTGGTGAAGGAAATAGCCGCGCGGCACAAGCTGAAGATGGCACTGGGTAAAGACCTGTCGGATAAGCCCGTGGAGCATATAGACCAGACTAATGAGAGTGACGGCAGTTTTCTGATGCGGCTGGCGCGACAGTACGGTGCCATCGCGTCGGTGAAAAATGGCAATCTGTTATTCATCCGGCAGGGGCAGGGCAAAAGCGCCACTGGTAAACCTCTGCCAGTGATCACTATCACACGCAAGGACGGCGACAGTCACCGATTTACCCTGGCAGATCGCGGAGCCTACACGGGCGTAATTGCCAGCTGGTTGCATACCCGCGAACCTGCGAAGAAAGAAAGTACCACGGTGAAGCGTAAGCGCAGAACTAAGAAGCAGAAGAAAGAGCCGGAAGCGAAGCAGGGCGATTACCTGGTGGGTACGGATGAAAACGTGCTGGTACTTAATCGCACTTATGCCAACCGGAGCAACGCTGAACGGGCAGCGAAAATGCAGTGGGAACGCCTGCAACGCGGCGTTGCGTCATTCTCGCTACAACTGGCGGAAGGGCGGGCAGATCTTTACACGGAAATGCCAGTGAAAGTTAGTGGCTTTAAACAACCGATAGATGATGCGGAATGGACCATTACGACTCTGACTCATACCGTCAGCCCGGATAATGGTTTTACGACCAGTATTGAACTCGAAGTGAAGATTGATGATCTTGAAATGGAATAAAGTGTTCTCAATGTTGATATTTTGTGTATCATTACAATGATTCTGATAGCAAAGGTAGGGATCTGGATATGATGAATTGTCCAAAGTGTGGTCATGCGGCACACACAAGGAGCAGTTTTCAAGTAACTGAAAGCACCAAAGAGCGTTACTGCCAGTGCCAAAATATTAACTGCGGGAGCACTTTTGTTACCCATGAAACAGTGGTCCGGTTTATTGTGACACCCGCACTGATTGCTACTGCTCCTCCACATCCATTGCCAGGTGGTCAGGGGCATATGAATTTTTGAGAAAGAGAACCTGCTACGGCAGGTTTTTATTCATCTGGGATCTCACCCGTTTCAAGAAAATGTATAAAGCCAGGCTCATCTATGATGATTGTGCCTTTCATCCTGGCTGCCGATACTTTTGATGGGCCTGCATTGTAACCGCAACAGAGCATCTGAAGGCTTTGGGTTACAGAGGTTCTTACCGTTAATCCTTGTTCATTCGCCTTATCAACCAATCTTTCTTTATCTGCTTTCTTAAATCCGGTGAAACACACATCGAATGTATTTTTTTTCGGACCAGACTGCTTAGTGAGGTGTGAGTAGTTTTCGGGGAGGAATGACGCGCATTCCTGAATGGCTTGTTCTGGTGAATCGTACTGTTTAAGAATGCGGTCTTTTCGGAAGGTTTTTATTCGATCGGTGTTCTTACAAATGCCCTGTATATGATTTTCGCTATAACTGATGCTCTGTATTGAGTGAACTCCGATACGACCATTTGCATTGATGTAAACAAAGTGAAGTTCTTCCATGTGAAACCTCTTTGCATGATTTCAAGATGGCGACAGGCAAGATGGACGCAAAAGTCTGTCGCCATTTTGCCGCCACTACCAAAGAAAAAGGGGCTACGCTTTTACGTAACCCCTTGATTTATTTGGTGGAGCTGGCGGGAGTTGAACCCGCGTCCGAAATTCCTACATCCTCGGTACTACATGCTTAGTCAGTCTTTACATTCGCTTGCCAGCTGCGGACGGACACGCCACTAACAAACTAGCCTGATTAAGTTTTAACGCTTCAACCCCAGGCAGGGCTTCCACGCGATCTCTTTTGGGTTTGACCTCTCTTGATCCCCGTCCTAAGAGCGGAGGCTAGGGAGAGAGGGCTCTAAGCAGGTTATTAAGCTGCTAAAGCGTAGTTTTCGTCGTTTGCGACTATTTTTTGCGGCTTTTTACGAGGCCAACCGCCCCTCGGCATGCACCTTGGGTTTCGCAAATCCCGTCGAATCCAGAATCAGCCCCAATGTGTAAAGGTAAGTATACCAGATTTATGAGCGCCATGACCAGCCTCAATGGCGTTATCGTTAAAGATTTAGCACCCATGTAGCCTGATTTTTATTCGATTAAGCAATGGGATGGCAACATTTGTGTCGGATGTGATAGCCAATAAGATGTTCATTCGCGCCGCCGGAGAGGGAGGCGCGGTGAGGAACTGGTCAATAATTGGAGTGCAGGT